CTAGCTTTGAATCTAACGTTTCCAGTATCAAAATCACCTTCGATTGCCGTTTTAATTGGCGATCTTACAAAGTGTTTTAATCCATTTGGTGCGTCAGTCATGATGAAAAATGCATCAGTGTCTGTTAAGAAGTGGTTAACTCTGTAACCCTCTGGGATCATTCCCATATTTAACATAGCGTTGATGTCGTTTTTCGCGAACGCATTAGAACCACCTGGAGTAGTTGATAAAGGTGTTCTTAAGATTCTCTCAGCAGTAAATTGTAATTCTTTTGGAATTACTAATTTTCTACCTTGTAGAGCAACTTTTAGACCTCTTTCGTCTACAAATGCAGCAATATCGATTAGAGATTGCTCAAGTGATGTTTCTGATAAGTCAGCAGCAGTAGAAAGTATATTTCTAAACGTTCCACCGTTAGCAAGTGGGTGATCTGAAGCTAATAAAGCTTTTCCGTCTCCACCTGGATAAGATGAACTAAAACCATTGTTTAAGATATTAGCCGCAATAACTTGTTTAGTTTGCGACATTGATCTTGCCAATGCTCTAGTGTATCTCGCAGCAAGTCTATCATACAAGTTATCTTCAATAGCTTCCTCAGTAATCGCGAATGCTAAAGCAATCGTGTTATGAGTGTATCTAGAAGTGTATGCTTCTGTAGCATTATCAAATACTACTGGTGCACCTTCTTGTTTGATTTCCGCGCTTGCGAATCCTGATAACATAACTTCTTCTTCGAAAGCTCGATCTGAAGTTTCTGTTACAAAGATTTCTGCATCTTCGTTATCGTATCTGTTATATTCCAGGCCGAATAGTGCATTCAATCCTGGCTCTAGTTCTTTAACTAGCTGTGATCGTGATATAGCCATAATTTATCTCCTATTATATGCCTGTTTGGTTTTGTTTGTAGAAGTGATTATTAATTCTCACTACTATGTTAGCGTTAGACGTTGCTACATCGCTGTTTAAAGGATCTTGCGATATATCAATTGCCATTAACGGTAACGTGTTCGTAGTATTAGCAGTTGAGCCATCTAACTGAACTAAAGATATTCCAGTTTGAGTGCTACCTGTTACGTTTACTACGTCATAGTTTAAGAACAGACCTGCAATGGCAACTGTGCCGCTTGCATTGATTTCATAAACCGTGTCTGGACCATCAATTACGAACGCTGTAATGTCTGAAGCGTTTGTGCTTGCTGGATAATAATTTTTCCAAGTCGGTTTTTGAGTTGTTGGGTCTGTATAAAAGCAACCATTAAAAACGCCAATAACAGAAGTAGTAGTTCCAGCAACAAAACGGCTGATTGTTCCATCAGACTTTGGTATAACCAAATCTCCTTGGAAAATCGCAGTTGTGTTGTTAGCTGTGATTCTATATCTGTTCTGAGCATTAATAAACGGACTGCCATTTAGTTGTCTAGATGGTCTTAGACCAAATTTTTCTAGTACATTGGGCATTATTTATACTCCTTGTTTATAGTTTATATTTATTTTGGTTAGTTTAATAAAAAGATTACTTTTTATTTCCACCACCAAAAGTTACGCGAGATTGTCTATTAATATTAATAGGCATCTCAGGTCGTTGTTCCTTCATTAGATCTGAATCAATCGCGTTAACTCTATCTTGAGTAATTCTTTTGAAATACTCTGCGCGAGATTTCACAATCTCTTCTGGTATCCTAGCCAACACTAGGCCAGCAACCCCGATCAACCCTGCGTACTTACCGTCATGGATAATTGGATATTGGTTTTTTCCGAATCTACTTATAATTTCCTCGGATCTAACAAATTCCCAACCTTCTCTCATTTTCTTCGATACATTTGCAGTATCTTGAAAACCCATTGACTCGACTCTGATCCATCTATGGACATAGCCGTCTGGCGCAGGTGGTGCATCCAGAGATGATGGTGGCGCCCAAGGTTTATTTCTATCAACCTTAAATTCTTCGGACGCGCGTGAAGATCTTTTATTTTCCTTATCGCTCATACTAATTTGCCTCCTTCACGTATTTAGCGTATTCTTCTAGTGGCACCCCTAATTTTTTAGCAATAGCAACTTGTGATTTGGTGAGTCTCACAGTTCTGCGTCCCTCCTGTTTTCTTCCAGCGGAAGCAACAGTTTGAACGGGCTTACGTTGTTCTTGTTCAACAACAAACCTATGGGGGAAATATCCCTTCATACGTTTATTTATCTCATTATAATACTCATCGCTCTCTACTTCAACACCACTGCCAACTAGTTCTTCATGGATTGAAAAGGCGGCCTGGGTCATGATTTTATCATCCCCAAACCAAGTATTTTTAGTAGCCCAATCCTTAGCTTTTTCGCTAGGTCTGGGAACAACAACATTTTCTTTTTGTGTTTTAGCTTCTTCAACTTCGAACTTTCTTTGTTCTTCAAGTTGTTTAGCTCTTATCTCACGATCAGCCATTTGCAGCTTAGCTTTCTCTTTTTGAACGGCTAATTGCGTTAACTCATCGTTAGCTTCCATGATCTTATTAGGATCATTTGCTTCAATAGCTGCTTTAAGTTTATTTTTTACTTGTTCTCTTTGAGCATCTACTCTTGCATCAAATTCTTTCAAGTAATTACTATCAGCAGTATCAAATTTCTTCTCGTAATCTGTGTATTTTTTTTGCAAACCTTTTGCAAATTCTACAGCAGCCTGTTCTCTTCTTTCAGCTTCTCTATATCTACGAGTTAATTTATCAATTCTTTTTTGAACGGAATCTGAAATTTCTGATAAGTCATCAGTTTTAGTTTCAGTTGTTTCTTTTTTCTGTTCAACTGGTTTAGTTTCAACAGGAGAAGATTTTTCTTCTACTTGTTCAATCTCAACCTTTTCTTTTTTATCTTCTTTAGAATGATTTGTATAACCAAGATCAACTTCACCAACATTTAAACTTGGTGCTTTCTTCTCGGCTTTTGAATCTTCTTTTACTTGTATTTCTTGTTCTTTGACATCGTCAAGATCAAGTTCCACTTCTGGAATTTTCTTTTCATCTATCATTTGTTTTCCTTTTTAGTTTAGTATAAGTGAAGAATATCTTGAGGACGTTTAACAACACCAATAATCTCATCATCATTTAAAATACGGTGTTCACCATATTTTGTTTTGAAACGAGATCCAGCATATCTTCCATACATTACGAACTGGCCTTCTTTGCACCAAGGTCCTGTAGGGAATTTATCTTTATCTAAATAACAAAGATCCCCCATTTTAACTACAATTCCAATAACTGTAGTCATAGCAATAGTATCCTGAGTTTGCTCAGATAGAATAATTCCACCTTTAGTTTTAGTTTCTCCAGCGTATGGTCGTACTAACATACGATAACCAATCGGGTCTGGAAGACAATCTAAATACTCTTGGATGCCTTTTGCGTCTTTTGGGATTTTTGTCTCGTTAGATTTTTCAGAAGAACTAGTCGGAAGAACTAATTTCTGATTCGGTACTACTATCGTCATCTATACTCTCCTCTTTATGTTGCAGGTCTTTTAGATCCTGTAGCAGCGTTTCTAATGCGCTGAGCCTGCCCTTAGCATAGTGGAGCCTATCTAACGTGTCTATACCATAGCAAATATCTTGCCTGGTTTCTTCTATACGTTTTCTCACGTAATTTCTTATAAATTGCAACGTATTTATATCCATCATGGATTTATTTTATTATTTCTTTTAATTTTTCTTTTTAATTCTTGTCTCCAGATCCAATAATCTAGCCAAGAAGAGAATTTTTTTATTAAATTAAATATCATTTTTTTAACCTCTTTTTTAGTTGTTTAATTTGTTTTTGCAACTTAAAAATAATATTTTCTAAGTCGTTTGGACCTTTATCTTTCAAGTTCAATTAGAAACCTCTTAATTACGACTTGTCCTGTTGATACATTAGGTGTGTTTATATTACTGCAAGAAAAAAGCAATAATAAAATAACTATGTATTTCACTACCCGTTTTCTTGTTCTTTAGGCTGTGGTTTGTTAGCCATTGTTCTAGCAACGGATTCTGCGCTTCTGCCCACAACATATCCTCCAAGACCTATTTGTAATAGTGTCCACACGTCTCCTGGAAGAGTTATAGTTATAGAAGCTTTAAAAAAGAATAAGATTACTGGTCCTAGTACATAATTCCATATTAATATAAATATTAATACGTACATCAGTAATGGTCTCCAGCTAGATGCGAACCATCCAGCTTTAGCTTCAGCTTCAATAATTTTAGCTGCTGCTGTTAATTCTTGGGTATGTGATTGCATCAATTGCGTTTGCAATTGTGCTTTTAATTTTTCTTGTAAATCTTTATCAGGTACTGATTTTTCAATAGTTGAAAATAGTATCTTAGCTAATGGGGCAACTGCTTGTAACATTGGCAACATTCTTTAAATTTCTCCTGTCTCCTTATACCAAGATATGGAGTAAGTTGCAACATCACATCTATAGCCTTATCTCCTGCGACTGTCCATTTCCACGACCTACTATGCTTAGTGTTTTTTGGTAAACTGGTAGATATAGAGCCTAATTTAAAATAATCTATAAATCTAACTACGATATCTTCATCACACATTCTAATTTGTACTCTAAGATATCTATTTTTTTTATTTTCTTTTCCCCAAAAACCAAAAGATCCTTCTCCTTCAAATACTCCTGCAAGAAATATTAGTTTTTGTTCTTTTGTTAACTTACCGTATGTTTGTTCAATCATATATCTCCGTTATTTTAGGAAGATATATACTATTTATTTTTGTTTTGTCTAGAAATATATCCACCTATTCTCATTCCTTGAGAAGCTGGGCCTTTTTTAGGAGGTGGACCAAATCTTACACCTGGCATTTTAATCTTTTTGATTTTTTGTATAGAAGGTTTCTTAATTTTACTTATTTTTGGACTTTTAATTTTTGGAATACCAATTTTCATGGTTATCTTTTAGGAACGAACATTTGCTGATTCTTTTCTCTAGCAATTTTTAGTTTTTCATTAGCAACTTTGATTCTTTCTGCTGCTTGTTGTTCTTGATTCTCTAATTTCATCTTCTCAACATCAATTCTATCTTCAAATTCAAAAGATTTTCTTTCCATATCTTGTTGAGATTCTCTAGCACGTCTTTGAATATCTAAAGCTTTAAGATCTAATTCTCTTTGTTTCAACATTACTAGTGGATCTTGTTGTTCTCCACCTTCTGCTTGTACTAATTGTTGAGTTAATTCTACAACTCTTCTAGCAACTAATGAATTAAATTGTACTTGGTAACCATTTGGATCTTGTTGTTGTAGGATTGCGTTCTGTGGGTTCTCTGACATAGCTGCTCCAACCTCTCCATGCGCTTGATAAGCAATGTGATCTGAAATATGTCCTTGAAGTAAAGCATAAACCATTGGATTTGTTTGTACCATTCTGCTTTGCATGAACATAGCATGTGCACTAATGTGAGAAACATGATCTTGTTCTGGAAATACTTTTAATAATTCCATTCTAAGTGCTTTAGAATTCTCTGTAGCTGGATCTTCTGGTAATGGTTCCTTTTCTGGAATCAATAAATCATCAATTTGTCTAGTTCCTAATGCTTCATATACTCTTCTGTAAGCTTCTCTCAAGTTATGCATCTG